GGAAGATCTCGATCCACTGATTGGCAAGCTTGCTCACTGGCGAGGATGCTATCCAGAAAGGTTGCCCGGCCCGTCGCAGGGTGCGCGATGCCGCGAGGATGCGCGAAGAGACGCGTCATAACGAGGCCGCCAGCTGCGCGCGGATCGCCGCTTCTCCCACCGGCCGCACCCGCATGGAATCGCGCCGGATGCACTCCTGCAGCGGCACATCGAGATCGAGCCACTCGAAGGAGGCGAAGGCCCGGCCTGCCTCATGCCAGCGCGCGGAGTCGCCCGGATGCTTGTTCACCGCGTCGACGATCACGTTGATATCCGCTGCGCAAAAGGCCGTCGCGAGCGCGATCAGCAGGCCCGTTACATCGGTGCCCTCGCTGTAGCAGTGGTGGTAATCGTCCGATGTGATCAGGGCATATTTGCCGTATAGATTCAATCCGCGAGCCAGCGTGCTCTTGCCAGCTCCCGAGAATCCCGACAATACGATCAGTCGCGCCATACGTTATGCGGCCACCGGAAATACCTTCGTGAATCCCGCCTGTGGCACCTTCAACTGCGCCAGCAGCGGCAGCCGCGCCAGCCCCGGCTCGCTGGCTCCCTCGGGCGCTTCGCTCTCGAGAATCGCAATCACGATGCAGCGGCAGTTGAAGCCGTTCGGCGGGTAAATCTTGTTCCACACCGGATCCACCGCGCGCGCGGTGAAGCCGTCAATCACCGCATGCTCCGGGCGCACGCGATCGTCGCCCACCGTGAGGTATTGCCAGAACGGCAGCGCCTTGGTGGTCTCCGGCTGCGTCATCTGCTCGTAGCGGCCGAGCGAGTACGCCTTGTGCATGTTGGTGGTGAACACGGTATCGAGCGTGAACGCGGCGAGCTGCTCGACCCCGGCGTCGGTGGTGAGCGTGCGCACCTTGCGGATGAAGTCCTCGCGCGTGCCGCCCTTCTGGATCACCTCGGCCAGCGCATCGCGGATCTGCCGGATCAGCCGCTGGTCCGTCACGCCGGCCACGGTAAACGCATCGCGGCGGTACTGCGCGGTGAGGCCGTCGAAGAGATCCTTGGTGACCGGCGTGAGGTCGCGCAGATAGTTGGCCGCATCGTCCGCCGGCAGATTCACGGAGAAGCCGGCCGTGAGGTCCTGGCCGTCGTCCTCGGCAAACTGCGCGTGCCGCACCGCATGCGTACGGAACCGCGAGCTCGCGGCGATCGGCACCACGACGCCACTCCTGCGCTTCACGTCGCGCACGATCTGCGTGCGGCCCAGCAGGTTCGCCGCCGCCATGTGCCGCGCCAGCAGATCTCCGAGCCGATGCTGCACCGCCGTGTCGCGAGGGAGGGCCATCAGCGTGCACCCTTTCGCTGCAACTTGCGTAGCTGCTTCCTCAGCCGGCGACGGTGCCGCATATTCTCAATCTCGCGCTCAGCCTGCGTCCGCCGATCCGCGACAAACTTGGATCGCAGCCAAGGCATGAATGAGGAGAATGCTCCCATCATCGTCCCTCCGTCCTCTCCAGCACGCGCGTCACCTGGCCGACGCGCTCTTTGAACAACCCGAACGCTTCCTCCTGCAGGCCCTCCGCGAGCTTGTCGAACTCCGCCAGCTCGCGCTCGCCCTCAGCAAAGTCCGTCTCCGGCTCGGTGACCTGCGGACCAGGCGCGGCGGCGATGTTCGGCGTAAGCACCAGCTCGCCGCCCTCCGGAGCCGGAATGTTGAACGTCTCGCGGACGAACTGCTGCGGCAGCGACACGCCCATGCGCTGCGCGCCCTGCAGGATGGAGAGCTGCTTGGTCTGGTCTTCCTTCTCCTCGATGTCGTACTTCCACACCGGCATCGGAGCCTTCGGCCCATAGTTCCAGAGCACCAGCGGCCGGATGAGCTGCCGGTTCACCACCGACATCACCATCTTGCAGAGGCCCTTCGACTTGGTCTGCAGCGTGTCTGCGTGCACGTCGCCCAGCGCCTGCGTGCCCTTGCCGCCCTCGCCGCCGAAGCTGGTCAGCGTTTCGCCCAGGACGAAGCGGGTAATCGACAGCTCCATCTTGCTGGTGAAGCGGTCGAACACGGTGGGATCGAGCGCCCGCGCGATGGTCAGCAGCTCCTTGTCGTAATCGAAGTTCATCGGAACCGCGACGGCGACCTGCTCGATCAGCGACTTCGCCAGATCCGCCGCCTGCTGCGCCTCCGCCGGGTTGTTGGAGTCGTTGTAGCGCACCACGGCCGTGCCCGGCCCCTTCTCGGCGTACTGCGCCCAGAGACGGAACACATTGCGCTTGAACCAGCTCGGCCAGAAGATGGTGCGCAGCAGCGGACGGCCCATGCGGTTGCGTGAGCGGCCGCGATAGGTGGTAATCAGGAATTTCTGCTCCGGCACGATCTTGCCCGTGCTCGCGTAGGGCGAGTCCAGGAACTGCAGCGGCCCGATCTGCGGCGTGAAGCGATCGTTGAAGAGGAAGAGCTCCTGCGGGCAGTCGCGAATGTCGGCGAGCTCCGCCTGGCCCTCGCTGGTATCGAAGATCGACTCCTGCACGCTGAAGCCGTACGGCGCGGCATCGAGGATGTTGTCCAGCACGCTGTCGAAGTCCGGCACGTTGGCGAGCTGGCGCTCGACGAAGTTGGCCACGTCGACCGAGAGGCTGTCGTCGTCGGCCGGCTCAACCATCCAGTCGCGCTCCATCACCGTGCCCTTCAGCGTGTTCAGCGCGTTGGCGACGTCGACGTCCTTCTCTTCCAGCTCGCGGTAGTAGAGGATGGCGGAGCCGTCGTCGCGCAGCATCGACGCCCAGATGGTGGATGGGTCGCGCACGCCACCAAAGGCCAGCGTGTTGCGGTAGAGCGCGTACTGCGTGTTGAGCAGCGCGCGGTTGGAGACAATCTCTCCGGCCGGAGGCGCCGGTGGAATCGCAAGCGTTTCTTCTTCGGCCATCACATATACCCTCTCGAGAGTCTGTACGTCGTCTGGATCGCGCTCTCCTGCATCCCCAGCTCGGGCGCGGCGGAGTCCGCGGCGAAGTCGCATAGTGCGGCGGCCCAGAAGCGGTCCGCATGGGCGAACATCTTCCGCTTCTTCGCTCCTGCTACTGCGCTTTCAATCTCGATCCGCGGCGAATCGAATGTGACTCCGGTTGCAGTGGCTTCGCGCTTGATCGACTGGAACTCCTGCCGGATCTGCGGATCTCGTGGGATGCGCCACCGGAAGCGCTCCATGTTCCGCTTCAGTCGGATAGCCAGGTCGACCTTCATTCGGACGCCCTCATCGTTCGTTCCGCCGAAGGAGACGCCCATTAGTCGCCCTGGCGCGGAGTCAGTCAGATAGTCGAACAAGCCGCTGCCCATTCCGGTTTTGTCGATGGCAGAGCGGCGGGACAGTTTCACCCAGGGCGCGAGGAGCTCGTGCTGCTTCGGAAAAGGAACCGCGTGAAGCGGATACACTATGCGGGTCCAGAGGACATCTGCAATCCTCTCCGCGCCCCACAGGACTGTCTGGTCGCGATCTCGGGCAACATCGATGCCGGCGAAGAATGGATAGCGCAGCTCGTAGCCGGACGGCCAATCGATCGTGGCTCCGTCATCCTCAGCTCCGAGAATCAACTCCGGAGGAATCCAGGCCCCGGTCGCCTTCAGGAACATGCAGCGGAATTCCTGGTTGAAGGTGTCCGGGTCCTTCATGCCCTCCTTCATTTCTTCAATGTTGATCGGGCAGCCTTCAGCGACTGCCATGAAAACATCGACCCAGTGGCCGCTCCACGGGCCTTTCTTTATTGGGTTAGGCTCTGGAGCGACGCCATCGGTCAGACCAAGGTCGTCTGCAAGATCGAAGAACTTTCCCTGCTCGCCATTCGGCGTCGATAGAGCGTCCAGCCTATTACCGAGTGCGACCTGGCGGAACGCTGCAGCCCAAATTGCGTAGGAGTCTTCGACGTGCGCGAACTCATCGAGCACTACGTCGCCGGGATATCCGCGCGCCGTGCGCGGATTACAAGCCAGCGCCATGATGCGCGAGCCATTCGCAAACCTAATCCGCTGAACCGTGAAATCCGTCTCGCTGATCTCGTCAGCCCACTTCGTTTGATCAGCAACAGCTACGGCTCCAATAGCCTGGATGTTCTTCTGTGCTTCCTGGACGAACTCATTCGACTGCGCCGCGCCGGCGGAGAGAACTGTGGTGGTGGTACCAGGACGCGACAGTCTGCGCAGGATGTGGTCTACGCCTGTGCCATAGGAAAAACCGATACGAGCCGACTTCACCGCGAGCTTGAACCGGCTCTGGTCGTCGATCCAGCGCTGCTGATAGGGCCGCAGCTGAATCACCGGCGGAAGGGTGACCTCGGAATTGAGTACCTCGATCATCAGGCTGCCGCCACCGGCGCAGGACCGATGCCGAAGACGCGCTGCCGGATCTGATTGATGTCGTCAGCGGTCAATGCCTGGCCTTTGGTCAGCTTCTTCTCTGCTGCATCCATTTCGCGCTGGAACCGTTTGCGCTTCAACTCTGCATCCTTCTCGAGTTGCGCGATGCGACGCTCATCTACCGAGACCTTGCGCTCCTTGATGTCGTTGGCGCGTGCCTTCTGCATCACCTCGGCCAGGGCGATCAGGCCGGCTGCGGCTTTCGTTCGGCCGTTGTCGCTCGAATCCTCAGCCAGGACGTTCATGATCGTGTCGCGCGCGGCGTTGACGACGGCCTCGTTGCCGTTCACCAGCATCGACTTCGCAAACGACTCCGCAATCGCGCGCGCCTGCTCGCTGCGCACCATCACATCGGCATAGACCTGCTCGTAACGCAGATCGAACCAGCGGTGCAGGGTTGTTTCAGGAATCCGCTTCTCCGGGAACAGCTTGCGCACCCGCGGTTCCAGGTTTGCCCAGTCGATGAAGCCGAGCTTGCCTCGGCCGAACGGCTCAGCCGAAAGCGCGGAGATCTCCTTCAGGGTCTTGCCCTGCTGGTTGCGCAGCTTCAGTAGGATGTCGTGGACCAGCGGCGGCAGCTTATCAATATTGAGCGGCTGCCGCGTCTTCCGCCGCTCGCCGGTCTTCGGTCTTGCTTTCGGCATAGCTAGAACTCCACGGCGGGATTTGTCGTCGTCTGATCAACCAGGTCCTGGCCGGGAGGCATGATCTCGATCTGCGAGAGCTCCGTGCGGCGGTTGTAGATGCTGCGGATGGAACGGTAGTTCACCCAGCCGCGGCCAAACATCTCCTGCAGGATGGTGACGACGTCGTTGATATCGACTTCCCAGGCAAGCGACCGCAGCGCATGGCAGAGCGCAACGTCATCCATGCGCGACTGCTGCAGGCCGTGTCGCACGGACAGCATGCGCAGGACTTCGCCGCGGAACTGTTTCTTCTTGTCAGGGTGCCATTCTTGAATCATTTGGGGTCACTTCCTTCGGGCCGGTTGATGTTGAGCGCGTTCTCGATTCGTTCGAGCGCCCGATTCTGTCTCTTCTGTTCATCAAGGGTCTGTGCGACCTTGTCGTTCACCATGCCCACCAGCAGCTGCATCTCCTGCTTATCGCGATCGTCCTTATCTGCGATGGCCTGTGTGGCCAGCGCCTGAGCATGTGCGGCAGCGGCCAGGCTTTGCATCTGCTCGGCGACCTTCTCCACCGCCTCCGAGCTGCGTTCGGCCGTCCGCTGCGTGCCGTCCACCATCTTGCCCACCAGCTTGTTCAGCGCGAACGCGCAGAAGAAGGCCAGCAGGTAGCCTGGGCCCCACTTCTGCATCAGCGTGAACGCCCGGTCCGGCTGCTCGCGAACCAGCTGCACAGCCAGGTAGAGCGCCGAGCCGCCGCCGAACAGCGAGGAGCCGATCATCAGCATGCGCGAGAAGTTGTCCTTCCCTGGCGAAGGAGGCAGGGGCATCGGAGCGGTCGCCATCAGCGATAGCCTCCATCTCGAGTGGCCGCCTCATTGAGCATCTTCACTATCGTGGGAGCCGCCGTGCGGAGCGCAGTGCTGAGCGCAGCCGCGTCGTTGTGTTGAACCCGGACCTGGACGCCGGCCTGGGCGACCGCCTCCAGCGCCTCCAGGATCTGCGCCTGGTGCCGGTTGGCCTTGGCGGCCCAGCCGGCCACCGAGATCCCGAAGCCGACGACCACCGCCGCCTGGTCGACCGGCAGCTTCCCGAACGCCACACCGGCGACGCCGGCGGCGATCAGGACCAGGCCGCCCAGCATCGTCTTTTTGCCCTGCAGCCAACCCCGAACCGCCGCCAGACCTTTCATCGCCCTGCCCTCCTGCCCGGAAACCCGGGGTCCAACCCTTCCAAAATCCGTATCGCAATCGCCCGGAACCTTGCGTCGCGACGCTTTCTAGCCCCCGATGCGGGGGTTAGTACCCCTCAGATCGTCCTCGGGCCTGCCAGCGCTTTCCTACCCTCCCGCCCTGCCTACCCCCGAACCGGGGGTCCAACCGGCTCCCGGAATGCCCCGCCAAGCCCCAAATAAATTCATTCCACCCATCCGAGGAATTTCCGGGTACCCTAGCACCCCCTCAGATCGTCCTGGCGCGTTTTAGCCCTCAGTGCCCGTGGTGCCATTCCTGGCAGAAGTTGCAGTGGTATGGCTGCATGCCGTCGTTGGTTCGGAGGATGCCTTCGTCCTGCAGAAACCGGAGCCCAGCATCGGCGGCTGACTCGGTCGGATAGCCCTGCTTTCCGGCGCAGCTCCTCTCGAACGCCGCTCGCGCCTCCGACCCCTCCGCCAACGCCCAGCCATGTTCCATAGGCCCAAACCCCTCCGCCTCCTCAGCGGTACGCCAGCTTGCCGATCTCGAAGACGGCCTGCAGCATGCCGACGCCGATCCCGAGGATCAGCATGTCCCTATGGCTGAACCGCTTTACCGTCCACCATTCCTTCATCGTTCCCGTCCTCTGCCGTTCTGCCTTTGCTCTGCAGGGAGGCCGGGGAACCATCCCCGGCCGCACTGCCTGCAGTCCTGCGGTTGGTTTGATCTCTTTACTTGCCCCAGCCGAAGCCGATCCCCAGGATGGGCTGATAGCCGGAGCCACCGATCGACGACTTCAGGAAGCGCACGCTGGGCAGGATGTAGTAGCCCTTGAACGGAATCGGCACCATCGCTCCGCCATTCCAGTTCCAGCCGACGTTCTGACCGTTAAAGCTGAAGCCCGCCGCGATCGGCGAGAACACGTCCAGGCCGTGGATCGTCGCCACCTTCTGCGCGACGCCGATTCCGATGTTGGTGTTCACCGTGAACGGCCGCAGCGTGTTCGGGACCGCGTCGAGGACCGTGAATGCGTAAGTGCCGGTGTCTCCGAGCTGGTGCGCATAGAGCGCGGTGCCGGCCACCGACTGCGCGCCGGAAGCTCCAGCGCTATAGGAAGCGCCAGCGGCATACAGGTTCTGAATCGGAGCGGCAGGCGCCTGCGCGCGAATCATCGTCGAGAACGAAAGGCAGAGCACCGCCGCAGCGGCCAGTGAAGCAAACTTTCGAGTGAAACTCTTTACAGCTTCGTGCATGGTCTTTCTCCTTCGCCGCGCCGGTTGAGCCGCACGCGGGTGAAACCTAAACCTTGGCCAGCAGCTTCAGGACGTGCTGCTGAATCTCCTGCTCGCTCGCGAACCTCGCCATGCCGTGCGCGGCCGTCTTGGTGAGGTGCAGGTTCGCGCCGTCGTAGACGTAGTCCATCGAGATCTGCGGCGTGGAGAAGCTGCCGCTCGTCTCCGAGGTCTGCGCGAATGCAGTCACCCCGGACGGCAGGCTCTGCAGCTCTTCCTTCACTTTTGCGAAACGCTCCGGTGTCATTGCGATCTGGATCATGCGGCGGCGACCTCCTGCGCCTGCGCCGGATCGTCCGGCGGCAGCTCGTCGTACTGCAGCAGGTCGTGCTGCGACATCAGGTCGATCAGCTCCTGCGCATAGTTCGGATTGGTGGAGTAGCCCGCGGCCTGCAGGCAGAACGCCATCCGCTCCGGCTCCCCACATGCGGCCATCGCAGCGCGGTAGCGTGGAGCAGTACTCAGCAGCACCGCGTGGTCGGCGAAACTGTCGGCTGCGTCGAAGTACTTCTCAAAACGCGCGACCTCGATAACGCGCTTTCCGTTCCTGAATTCTGGAGTCCGAAACTCCTCATAGGTGTCCGGCTCCGACAGGTGGTGAGCCTTGATGCCGAAGTAGTTGTGCGCCTCGACGGCTAGCTTGGATTCTCCCCAGCCGCTCTCAAGCATCCACTGCGCCAGCGTGATCGAAGCAGGCACGCCCCACTTGCGCTGCGCGGCCTGCGCCGCCGGTACCACTGCCTTCAGCCGTTCCAGTTGCTCCGTGCTCGCCACGCGTCCCCTCGTACCCTGCCCGGTCGAGGGCTGCCCGGCACACGATGCCGTACAGCCCCTCCGGTTGCTGCTGCTCTGGGTCCGCCCACACGTTCCTTTCATGAAAAGAAGCAGGTGTGGACTCCACGGCTCTCGCCTGAAAGGACAATAGGGTGAAAGCGGAAGGCACCCGTCGCAGGGTGCGCGATGCCGCGAGGATGCGCGGGCAACGTCGTTTTTTAGCTCTGCATCAAACGCAGCCGGTCGCTAGACGACCGCGCCGCACACCGCGACACCGGATTCGCGCCGCGCCGGAGTCACCACCGCGCGAGGCTTCAGCCGCGTCTTCGAGATCAGCACCTCGCCTGCCTTATTGCGCCGCGAGCCCAGCGTGCTGCCCAGCGTATAGGCGACTTCGACCGCTTTCACATGGAAGCCATGCCGCCGCGCCAGCGTGCGCACCTCGGCACAATCATCGAAGCTCAACAGGAACGATCCCTGCAGCCGCGCGAGCTGCGCGAACATGGCCTCGCGCTGTTCCGTGGTCAATGCCTGGTAGCGGCCGTTGGCCTGGAACTTCACATAGGGCGGGTCCAGATAGAAGAACGTGGCCGGCGAATCGTAGCGCGTCAGGATCTCCTCGAAGCTGCGCTGCTCGATCAGCACGCCCCGCAGCCGCGCCGCCGTCTGGTCGAGCAGCTCGCGCACGCGGTCCAGCGACTTGCGAACGCGAGCGCCGCCCTCCAGCTCCTTCGCGCTGGCGCTGGCGAAGTGCTCACCCTTCGCGCCGTAGCTGTACCAGACCAGGTATGCGAAGCGCAGGGCGCGGTGCAGCTCATCCTCGCCCGCCGGAGCGCCGCGCAGATCCCGGAAGCGCTCGGCGTGCACGATCTCGTGATCGAACAGCTCCGCCAGCGCGGCCGGGCGATGCTTGGCCACGCGGAAGAAGTTGGTCACGTCGCCGTTGAGATCGTTCATCACCTCGCAGGGCGCGGGCGGCTTGGCAAACAGCAGCTTCGCCGATCCCGCGAAGACCTCGACGTAGATCTCATGTTCTGGGATCAGCGCGAGCAGCGTCCGCTTCAGGTTCCGCTTACCACCTGGCCATGCAAAAGGAGAGTTCATTGCCCTGCATCATCGCTCCATCCGCAGGCGAATACAAGGCGAAAATAGCAAGACGCTCTCACACGAATCGGGGACGCCGATCCGCAGCATCCAACAGAACGGTGCGCGGCCGGCCCCGTCCGCAACGGGAACTGGCGGATATCTCTCGTGTGGGACGGGAGCCGCTCAGCCCGGCCGTCGCGTCCCAATCGAGCTAACTGAATCCCCGATCGGGCTACCGTTCTGGCCAGCGCCCAAGACTCCGGATGCTCACATAAGAGGGTAGGCCCTTCCCATCTGGTGCAGACGGCGTCTGCGAACGTATCTCTATATCGCGGACCTCCAAGCTAGGCCAGTCGAGATCGCTTTCCAGGCTTTTCTCTGGCAGGACGAAACTTACCTCAAAGCAGAGTTCCGGATTGATCCGCGACTCCCACCATTTGTCAGCGTGTTGCGACTGTTCGGCTGACCTCGAAGGGCAGCCCATGACGAATGTTCCCAGATCGTCGGGACGAACTCCATCCTTAGCAAAGGCTGCGACGGTGTCGCACCCATTGGCGCACAATTGCCTGAGCTCGGGGATTGCAGAGGCCAAGGTTGACCATGGACGCCTCTTATCCGGGCTGAAGCTCAAAGAGGATACGCGCATGGAAGGGTGTAGTTTGGAGACCGAGTCATCGAAGTAGTATGCGACCTGAATCTCGAACTCTTCGCCAAACGACTTTCTGAGGTAGGTTTCTACCAGGTTCTTGTGTAATAAAGGCCGTCCCAGGGCGGCGCGGACCTGCTGCTGCGTCATCCCGATGGAAACAGGAACCTGTGCCCTCGCACTGAATGTCGATACGACGAACAAAAAGCCCAGCTTCTTCACCATTCGACTCAC